GCGTAGAGGCATTAGGTCGTGGTAATGATTTAGTAAAACTTAGAGAGTTTGTGTCAGACATCGCAGGTCTAGCACAAATAAATCCAGAAGCTACTAAATTAATAAATGTAAGTGATCTAATTACTAGAATAGCAACCAGTCATGGTATCGACACAGAAGGCTTGTTAAAAGACGAAGAACAAATTGCTGCAGAAATGCAACAACAACAACAAGCTGAAATGGGCAATAAAATGGTAGACGCTGCAGCTGGACCAGTAGCACAAGGTATGGTTGATGGTATTAGAAATGGCGATATCGATATGCAAAGTGTTGAAAAACAATTAAATAATTATACGGAGAATAACTAATGGTAGATAAAGTAGAAGTACAACAGGAAGAAACAACCTCAGAAAAACCTGTTGAAGAAACAAAAGTCGAGGAAACTAAACAGGAAAATGTTGAAACAACAGATAAATCTGAACAACAGCAACCTGAAAAAATACTTGGTAAATTTAATAGTCAAGAAGATCTAATAAAAGCTTATCAAGAATTAGAAGCAAAAAATACTAAACAAGCACAACAGACTAAAAAAGAAGAAGGTCTTGAAATAAAACAAGATACTAAAGCTGAAGAAGTTGTCGAGTCTGCTGGTTTAGATATGGCTAGTTTACAAAAAGAATATGATGACAATGGCGAGTTGTCTAATGACTCTTTAAATAAATTAGCTCAAGTCGGTATCTCAAAAGATATTGTAGATGGTTATATTCAAGGACAAAATGCTGTCGCACAACAATTAGAAACAGAAATAAAAGGAATTGTTGGCGGCCAAGAGAACTATGCTAGCATGATGTCATGGGCAAAAGAAAATATGTCACCAGATCAAATTGATGCTTACAACAGAATTGTAAATGGCAGAGATGTTGATGCAATTAAAGTTGCAGTAGCAGGTTTAAATGCACAAATGAAAACTGATCAAGGTGAACCAGAACTTATAAGTGGTAGACAATCTAATACTGTCGCTACATATGAGTCGTGGGCTCAAGTCACAGAAGCGATGAAAGATCCACGATACGGAAAAGACCCAGCTTATCAAGCTGAAGTACAACAAAAAATATCAAACAGTAACTTATAAAGGAGAAGCTTATGCCAATGGGAAAAGGAACATACGGTTCTAAAAAAGGTAGACCTAAAAAAGCGTTGACTAAAAAGCAAAAAACTTTGCCAATGTCATTGCAAAAGAAAATAAAAAAGGCTAAAAGATAATGCCGGCTAAAAAACGTGGATTGTATGCCAATATAAATAGACGAAAAAGACTTGGTATATCAAGACCTAAATCTAAATCTACAATTTCAAAATCTGCTTATGCAAATATGAAAGCAGGTTTTCCTAAAAAGAAGAAAAAGAAAAAGTAGATGGTAGCAAAAAAGTATCAAAGCCCATCAGGTGGGCTTAATGCTAAAGGACGAAAAAAATTTGGTTTAAAAGCACCAGTTAGAAAAGGAACTAATCCTAGAAGAGTTTCTTTTGCAGCACGATTTGGTGGAATGAAAGGACCAATGAAAGACAGCAAAGGCCGTCCTACTCGTAAAGCATTAGCTTTGCGTAAGTGGGGATTTAGAAATGCATCGTCTGCACGTGCCTTTGCTAATCGTCATAAAAAATCATAGTTGTGTTTCCTATTTAGGAAGCAACTGCCTTAACATAATTAAAATAACTAAAGACCTTCTGCGGAAGACAATCTGGCTGTGAACTTATGCATGTGATGGCTTTAATTAACAATAACGTCAAAGGAGAAAACTATGGCAAACGCAAGCCCAGTAAGTGTGGGTAAAGTCAATGCCGGTGGTTCAGAAGACGCTCTGTTTCTTAAAGTGTTCGCTGGCGAAGTATTAACTTCGTTCGAAAGAGCATCAGCAACAGAGGGAGCTGACATGGTGAGAGCAATCGCATCAGGTAAGTCAGCACAATTCCCAGTGATGGGCCGAATTTCAGCGGCATACCATACACCAGGAACTGAGATCACTGGTTCAGATGTAAACCACAACGAGAAGGTCATTACAATTAATGATCTTTTAATATCTTCAGTATTCTTATCAAATATTGAAGAAGCTAAAAACCATTATGACGTAAGAGGCGCTTATTCTTCAGAGATTGGAAGAGCATTAGCTTTCCAAAAAGATAAGCATATCTTACAGACTATTGGTCAAGCAGCAAAAACTACTACAGCAAATGTTGGTGACACAAATTACCCAGCAGGAACTGTATTAACAAATACAAACATTGCTTCAGCAACAGACGCAACTGCAGCTAACGCGATGATTGATGAGTTGTTTTCAGCAGCTAAAACGCTTGATGATAATTATGTTCCAAAAGAAGGCAGAAAATGCTTCTTAAGAACAGAAGAATATTACAAGCTAGCTAATGCAACAAATGCAATCAACGTTGACTTCAGTGGTAATGGTTCAATTGCAGAAGGTAGAGTACAAAGAATAGCAGGAATTGATTTAATACCAGTACCTCACTTTGTATCTTCTAATGTGACAACAGGCGCAGACGCAGGTAGTGCAACACAAGGTGGTTCAACTCCACAAGCTGTTGACTTATCTAACTTTGTTGCTTTGATTTGCCACCCATCTGCGGTAGGAACTGTGAAGTTAATGGACTTGGCTGTTGAGTCAGAATATGACATCAGAAGACAAGGTACATTAATGGTTGCTAAATACGCTATGGGACATGGTGTATTAAGACCAGAAGCAGCAGTAGGAATTAAAGAAGCATAATAGTTTCTTTATACTTATAAGGACTAGGCGGCAAGGGAGACTGAACCGCCTAGTTTAACTTAATTAGGAATTAAATAATAATGGCTACTCAAATTACTTTAACAACAGAATTGCAAGCAATTAATACTATGTTATCAATTATTGGTGAAGCTCCAGTCTCATCAATAACATCAACTACTGGTACAGATGTTGCTATTGCAAAACAAATTTTAGATGAAACTAGTGTAGATGTGCAAACACAAGGTTGGAATTTTAATACACAAGAAGACTTTCCACTTGCACTAGACTCGGACAACAAAATTCCTGTGCCATCTAATGCTGTATGGGTTACAACAAGACCTCATAATTCTACAAAAAATGTCATAATTAGAAATGCATTTTTATACGATAAGGATAAAAATACAGATATATTTTCTAATACATTAAAAGTAGATATGATTATATTGTTACCTTTTACTGAGTTACCTCAGTTTGCAAGAAGATATATTGTAACAGCAGCAGGCAGAAGGTTTCAAGCAAGATACTTAGGTTCTAAAGAATTAGCAGGATTTAGTGCTCAAGATGAATTAGAAGCAAGAGTTGCTTGTCAACAATTAGACGCTGCGAACGAAAAACTAAATATATTAGAAAACGATTTATCTAATCGTATTATGTATCGTGGGTCAACTCGAAGGTACTACTAATGCCCGTTATATCGACGACTATACCAAATCTAGTTAATGGTATTTCTGAACAGAATGCCACACAACGTAACCTTACTCAAGGTGAAACGCAGATAAATGCTCAATCATCTATTGTAAATGGTCTATCAAGAAGACCACCATTAGAACATGTGAGTAATCTTTTATCTTCGCAAATATTTTCCACAAACACAGCTATTCATCCATTTATTAGAGATGGCAATAATCAATATTTTATTGCGGCATATAATGGTGGTATCAAAGCATATGAAGTCGACGGAACAGAGAAAACTGTAACTATTTCTAGTGGGTCAAGTTATTTGACTACAACAAATCCAAAAGATGATTTTAAATTTGTATCAGTAGGAGATACAACTTTTGTTGCTAATAAAAGTATTACGCCGGCGATGAGCTCTACAACTAGTGCAGCAAAAGTAGAACAATCATTAGTTTATGTAAAAACAAGTAATTATGGTAGAACTTATAGTATTACATTAACACATCCAAACGGCGGTGGTGGAACTGCAAGTTTTCAAATGCCCGCAGGTGATGATGTTGCAACTCAAGGTTTTTTAAGAGACACTGCAAAAATTGCAGAAATACTTGTAACTGGATCTGGTGCTTCACCAGGTACTTTTTCAGGTACTGCTTTAAATTCAATGTCAAATTTTACTGTTACTAGATACGACTCAT